AAGAATTTATTTAATCCGAAGTTTGAGTTCTGTCCATGTGTTGCTCAAGCTCGTAGACCGTTGTGCCCTCGCGGTGAGAACAAGCCACGCTTGGTTTGGGCTTATCCGATGGAGATGACGATGATTGAGTGTACATTTGCAGTCCCTTTGATTGCCTTGTTCAAAACCAGTCCTTACTTTGCTTGGTCCTATAATTGGTTGGACGGTTATGCTCAAGTACATTATGATAATATGATTAAGGGTAGAGGTATAAAGTGTGGAGCCGATTGGAAAGGCTTTGATGCCGAGATATCCCCTCGAGATATTCGATGGGCATTTAATATTCTCGCTGACTTTGTACAATTTCCAGATAAGAGGAGTCGACGAAGATGGAATTTAATGGTGAACTATTTTGTTGAGACACCAATTCTATTTTATGATAGTTTAGTACTCGTCAATGGAGGTGTGCCTTCAGGTTCGTTTTTCACACAGCTTGTTGGTAGTATTCTTAATATGTATTATACTTCATATATGTTTCTAAGTTTGGCTAGCATGCGAACTGCTGTCAAGTATGAGACATTTGATGAACTATTTGTTTATGCTGTGTTCCTTGGTGATGATACATCGGTTAACGTTGATTTTTCCGGTTATCATGATGACCGAAAAGTTATCACTGATATCGCTAAGAGAAAACTGAACAAAGTGTTGCATCCCGAGAAAGGTTTCTTTTATTGTATGAGACAATTAGATTTAGAATTTGAATTTCTTGGGAAGTCAATTCCAACACGTAATTCATGTGTAATCCCGCCAGATTTAGCGCTTGCACAGTTAATATATCCAGAAGACCCAGATACTGACCCCGGGAATGTATTAACTAGATGCATTGGAGTATTGTGGATGGCAGGAACCGACGCTTTGTGCGATCGTGTAGTACGTGAAGTTTGGAATTTAGTGAAGGTAAGGTATCCTCATGCGGAACCAACTCCTTTTAAGAAAGATTTGAGGGATGTCTTTAAGTATATGTTAAACATTGCTTCCCCCACACTTATTCTTCCGAGTCGCAAAACCCTACTTAGTAGGTACATTTGTCGATAATTTCGGGTTGCCTTGGACGCGATTCCCCGCCCCTTGGATAACGATCCAGCTTTGAGGTCGCTCAGCGAAACGAACGGGAGAGTCCTACTGCTTTTGTGTAAATATAATTAAGCAGGCGAAGACTGAAAACTCGACTATAGACCTTGTAACGTCTTAAAAC